AGCATTGCCTATTCACAATCCAAATGCTTTTGTACACGGAACATTTGCAAGTGCTATTGCAAGTATGAATGCATAAACCACTTTTGTGTGTTTGTTTTGAAAGGGGGGTGCAATTTGCATCCCTTTTTCTTTGTTTTTATATTTTTTGTTATTAATGTTGTTTTATGAAAGAAGAATACGATTACACAAATCCAAGTCATTATAAATTAGGGGGTAAAGAAACCTTTGAAATGATGATTGATATTTGGGGTAAGGATGCGTTTATTAAGCATTGTGAAATGACATCTTTTAAATATCGTATGAGAGTAGGTACTAAGCCAAATGAGCCTATAGAAAGGGATTTATCTAAGGCTAGGTGGTATGAATTAAAAGCTAAACAATTAAAAGATGAAAAATAGATATTATAAATTAAGAGAAGAAGTTCTTAGTGTCAGAAAAGAGATCAGAGAAGTAAGTGATATCATAGAGAAGTATTTAAATAAAGAAAAAATATTTCTTAGTGATATTAATAAAATGAATAAACTTTTAGGCTATAAAATACCAACAGAAATGACATCTGTTATTCAGAGTAAAGAATATATGTAATTTTTTCTTGTTTTTTTTGGTTTAGAAAGTCACCTTTAAAAGGGGTGGCTTTTTTTATTTATCTTTGTTAAAAAAAGATGTTTAAAGTACTATTAAATATAATTGAATCAACCGTACCATTAGCTGGTGAAGTTATAGAGCAAGTAAAAAGTCCCGAAGGAGGACAAGGTAAATTTAAATTAACACCTAGATTTGTTAAGCAAGTGATTAGACTTGTGGTGGCGGTAGGTGTTATATACATGGCAGTTACGGGTAAAATTGGATTAGACGAGGCGCAAGATATTATTAAACAATAGAATGAACGAATGGATTACTCAGCATTGGGCAGAATTGATGGCATTATTAGGAGTTGGAGCAACGGGTGCTGGAGGTTCAGTTGTGGGACATAAATATATTGATAAGCAACAAAACGCAACCTTGAAAAAACACGATAGTAGATTAGATAGTTTAGAAAAAAAAGTTACTGAAATTGAGGGTGAGGTAAAAGTTAATAGTACATCTGACCAACAATTTAGAAATGAAATAGGACACAGATTAGGTAGTATAGAGTCCTTAAATAATAAAATTTTAGAACATTTACTTAAAACAAAATAAAAATGGCAAAAATGAAAGTGAAGTCTGCTTTTTTACATGAAGGCAGAGATTATAAGGTTGGAGAAGTTGTTGAAGTATATTCAAGATCAGATCAACAACATTTGTTAAGAACGGGTCAAGCAGTAATGGAAACATTAAATTTTCCTAAAAAAGAAGAAAAGCAAGTTGTTCAGACCAAAGAATTAAAGATAGAGAAAGAAACAAAAGAAGAAGAGGTTGGTGATATTGATTCTTTAAGAATTAAGTATTCAGAAAAGTTTGGTAAAGAAGCCGATAAAAGATGGAAAGAATCTAGGCTTATAGATGAATTAGGAGATGATTGATTATACGATTGCAGATGCAAGCGGTGAGGCAAGTGGTTATTCATACTTGACCTTAACAGAAATAAAAAATTACTTAAAAGTTGATGCGAGTACAGATGATTCGTTATTAACTGATATGTATCATGCTGCTGCATCTTATATCGAAAGACAATTTAAGCAAACTTTAAAGAAGAGGGATATTGTTGTTCAATACGATAGTAACGAAAAATATATTGATTTATTATTTTGTCCCGTAACAACTTTAACATCTATAACATATGAAGTTAATGATGCTAGTGGAACATTTGATGCATCTTCTGATTATTCTAGTTTTGGATTAGCTGATAGTAGAGCAAGAAGTACGGTATTAAGCTTTAACAAAGGTTATGATACGGTAAATATATACTATACATCGGATGGAAGAAGTGTGCCTAGTGAGATAAAGTTTGCTACTCTTGCTTACATTAAGGTTATGTATGACAACAATAGAAATTTCTTTGACAAGGATACACCAACAATTCCTCCAACAGAGACAATTCAATTAATGTCACCATACAAACCTATCGTAATATAATGAGAGAAAGAATTGAAGTTAAATTACGAGAATATATAACAAGTACAACGGGACAAAAATCATTAGATACAAGTTCTGTTATTCTTACGGTATGGGCAGACATATATCAACGTAGAAACGATTTACAAGACCTTACGGGGACTCAAAATATTCTAGAGGGTGATTGGGTATTTAGAATAAGAAATCCTCAATTAGAAGTCCCTATATCAAAATCTAATTTTATTTTGTGGAGAGGTAAGGAATATAGTATTACCTCTATATCAGCACAAGAAGTTTATCAAAGAATGGTTGATATAAGTTGTCGTGTAATTGAATGAGTTTTAAAGTTACACATGATACTAAGAAAGTAATGCTAAGTGTCAACAGACAATTATTAGCTAAAAGAAAGAACGTAAATGAATCTTTAGCTAAGTATATTCTTAAAGTTGAGAAAACCGCTAAAGCCAATCTTATATCTAACGATTCTAATTATCAAAACGATTTGACGGGTAGCTTTAGAAAAGTGAATAAGTTAAACATGAAAAAAGGAGGTTATATACAATTGTTTGTTAATGCCTCATATGCCCCGTTTGTAGAATTTGGTACAAAAGGAAAATTTAAACCCGTATCAGAATTAGGATCATATCCTAGTAAATTTAAAGGCACAAAAGGAGAATCGGGTGATGTTACAAAAAGATTAACTAAGTATTTACAAGATAAAGGTAAGGAAGCATCTGAAATAGGAGGATTAATTCATAGTATGTTAACAAACGGTACTAAGCCTCATCCGTTTTTCTTCCCAGCAGTATTCAGTAATACGTTAACTTTACGGAACGGATTAAAAAAAGCATTAAAAAAGAAAAGGTAACACATGGCAACATTAACGGGAAATAAAATAAAGGATAGCTATTTAGGTTTACTAAAATCTATAGACAATGCACCATTTTCACCAAGAGCAGCGGGAACTTTTGTCCAAATTTCTGATGGAGGAGGTAATTCCTTACCTTTATATTTAGCGGTTAATGCAATTAGATTTTATGATGCTTACACATTTCCTAGTGCTGATGGTACGGTTAGTGGACAAGTTTTAAGTACGGATGCTAATGGCACATTAAGTTGGGTAACATCTAGTGATAACCAAACTTTAGAAGAGGTGTTAACACAAGGTAACACAACTACAATTGCTATATCTAGTAGTGCTGATATAACTACAACTGCTCAATTTAATGGTGACATAAATGGTGCTTTGCTCCAAAAAGTAAAAGCAGCAGAGGCGTTATCAAAAGGTGATGTTGTATATATAAGTGGAGGAACGGGTGATAATCCCGAAGTAAGTAAGGCAAATGCTAGTGATTCTACCAAAATGCCCGCTCTTGGTATAATGAAAGAAAACCTTAACAATATTAACGATGAGGGTGAATGTATAACTAGTGGTGAATTAACGGGAGTAGATTTAACGGGAATTGCAACGGGTGCTGAGTTGTTTGTAAGTTCTGCAACTGCGGGAGAATTAGTTACTACTGCACCAACGGGAGTAGCTAATTTAATACAAAAAATAGGTAAAGTAATTAATGGGGGAAATGGAGGAGCATTAACGGTGCTAGGAGCATTTAGGACAAATGCAATGCCAAATTTACCAACGGGTATATTGTTGGGTGACACAACTAATGTAGCAACGGCAATTACAGATGGTTCTTCGGGACAAATATTATCTACAGATGGAAATGGCACATATTCTTTTATTGATGATAATGCAATAACTAGTGCGGTGTCTCCTTTAAATCTTAGTGCAAATCAAATATCACTAGGTACTGTACCCGTAACAAAAGGAGGAACGGGAGCAATTACATTAACGGGTATATTATTAGGTAATGCAACAAGTGCTATATCGGGCATAACTAGTGCTGATGATGGACACGTTTTAACTGCTGATGGTAATGGAGGTTATGCTTTTGAGGTATCATCGGGTGATGTAAGTATAAGTGGAACACCAACTACTAATCAAGTAGCAATTTGGACAGATGGTAGTACTATTAAAGGTATGTCTGCATTAGAAATTTCAACAGACGGTACAATTACATTATCTCAACCTAATAGTGATGATCCAATAGTTGTAACTAACTCTTACAACATAGGTGGAGGAAACATTGCTAAT